GTGTTTAAACCAAATGAAGGACCACAAACAGAGTTCTTGGCAGCTAATGAAAGAGAAGTTTTATATGGTGGATCTGCAGGTGGCGGCAAGAGTTACGCTATGTTGGCAGATCCTTTGCGTTATATGGGACACCCTGAATTTAGTGGCTTACTCTTGCGTCACACCACTGAGGAACTGCGAGAACTTATATTTAAAAGCCAAGAACTATATCCAAAGATATGGAAAGGCATTAAGTGGTCAGAGAGAAAGATGCAGTGGGTTGCTCCGTCAGGTGCAAGACTGTGGATGTCTTACCTAGATAGAGATGATGATGTGCTACGATATCAAGGTTTGGCATTTAGTTGGATAGGCTTTGACGAACTTACACAGTGGGGAACACCATTTGCTTGGAACTATATGAGATCACGTTTACGATCTACATCACCTGATCTACCTGTGTATATGAGAGCTACAACGAACCCCGGAGGTAGGGGGCATCACTGGGTTAAGAAGATGTTTATAGACCCTGCACCATACAACAAGGCATTCAATGCAACAGATATCGAAAGTGGAGAAGAACTCAAGTATCCTGCAGGACAT